TATATCACGCTCTCTGTCATTCACATACTTTGCTGCGAAGAATACACTGCTATTCTTGCGTTTTTTCATATGCGCTTTCATATCTTCAATAAACTCTTTATAATTACTTCCCCAGATAATATCATCAGTCCACTCACCATTATCATCATCATAATCAATACTACCTGCATATTTTATTTTTAAGTCAATCATTATATAAATAACTCCTGTTGTGTAAATCGTTTATCAGCAATCTTTATATATTCTGGATTTATTTTCATTCCTGATCTTCTTCTTCTTCTTCTTCTTCAATATCAGTATACACAAAGACAGTTGTTGGACAATTAGGACATGACAGATTTGTAACAATTCCATCTCTGCCGATTCCATGATCTTCATAATCGTGATCTCCACCCCATATTAATTCAGTATTGCAGTGCCAACATTTCATCTATTTTTTACTCCACATAATTCGGTTGCTTTTTGTCTAGTGCATTGAAATGCTATTCTATAAATTCTTTTAATTTTTTGTAAGTCTATAAGCTGTAATAAGTACCATTCTCGTAAAGCCATATCTGTTAAAACACCAACCACGTCTCCGATTGTTGGTCTTGAACTTCTCCAATAATTAATAAAGTGTTGCTCTTGTATTCCGTTCAAACAATTCACACCTACAACTGGAAATGTTATAATTAAAGTTGTTTTATGTTTCATCATTTGAAATACAACTGGAAAAAACTTATCTGGGTAGCCATAAGAATCAATATCAATTACATTGTATGTTTTTTTATTAGCTCTCATACTATAAATAACATCAAAGCTGTCTCCAAATTTTTCTTTTGTCATAGCTGTGACATTGCCACATTTTTTGTAATACTCTGTAAGATTACCTTGTCCACCAAAAACTTCTAAAATATCTCCATTTATGTATTCTGTTAAATTTTGTAATTGTTTTTTTTTCTCAATTGGATGATGATATATATCTGCATTTTGAGATTGTAGTAACCTTGTTTTTTTGTGGCTTTTTTTTGTATGTCCAACCATTAGCTGAACTCAGGAAAGTATTCGTATGAATAGAACCACTTCCTGCCTTTTGTTTGATTGTTTTTGCCTGTACTCAATGCTAAACTAATTGCATGAGTATTTTCGTATGGTACATAGGCAATTATATTCTTTGGCTCATAGTATATTGCAACCACATCTACTCTATTGGTATCTTTATACTTTGTAGTATCCACTTCAATTGCTGTACCTCTACGTAACTTCGTCACACACTTAATTTGCACTCTTTTTATTGCAAAGATTTTTGTTTCTACAATCATATCTACCTGCGTAACATCCACTTCTGGTAGATAGATATTATATCCTTGAGAAAGCAAATCTTGGCGTATTGCCAATTCGCCTATACGACCTTTCATCATACTATGCATATTGATCTAACGCCTCCATAGGTCTTAACTGGTCTGCCTGTAACGTAAACTTATCACCATAGCCAAGATCCATAATATTATCCTGCGTTAAAAAATCTATGGATGGTATCCATCCTTCCAGTACAAATGTAGGAGATTCATCACGCACTAATATAAATACGTCACAATCTGTATGTTTCTTTTTCAATTTGGCTTGCAGGTAGCCACTGGTAAACTTTGTGGTCTTTACATCCACTCTCAAGTTATTATATATTAAATCGTAACCGCTATAATGAGGACCTATCACCATGTCGGGATAGGTGTTATATTTCTTACAGACGGCTAATTCACCGCTAACACCGCGTAGATCTATTTCTAAACTACGTGGTCCGCTGGAGATCATTCCATTGACTTGGTTCTGATCCATTTTTGCTTTCGCTAATGCTTTCGCCAGTCTTAATTCCATTTTGTTTAGTATTATTTGCATGTGGATGTTCCTTTTCCATTGCAGCATACAAAACCATATAATTAACTACGTCTAAACATCTTTGGTATGTGGTTTCATCGCTGTGTGTTTTACCTGTTTTTGCATCGTTGCATATCGCATCGACATGTTTTAAGACATATACCATTAGTGCCTGCTTTGCAGTAATTCCAAGCCGTTCCGCAACATGCTTAAAATTATAAAATTTATCTTCATTACTAATGGTGTACTCAATAGACTTGTTATCACTAATCTGTGAGGCTTCCGCAAACATGTCCTCTCTGAACTTATTATATTCTTCGTATATCATTCGCTCTCCCAGTCAATAAGTTCTCGTAAACTATCTATGGTGACCTGCAAGCTCGCAATCTCTGCATCCATCGCAACCAATGCACTTTCTAAAGAAATATATTTCTTTTTGTATTTTTCGATTACTTCTTGCTGATACGCATTCCAGCAAAACTCTTGCTCTTCTACTTCTTCTATGTTTGTAAATAAACTCATACTGCCTCTCTTTTTTTTGTTTTGTTATCTATGGTTCTTAACACCTCATCACATACTTCTAACGCTATATCCATACGTTGATCTTCATCTGCTAATGTTTTTCTTAACACTTTCTCTATCGCATCACCTACTGTCTCTACTAAAGCTGCGCGTGGACTGGGTTTCATTGGATGTGGCATTCTATACTCCTAACTCTCTCCGTACACGAGTGTCTAAACTAAGTTGTGCAATATCATCAAATTCTTCTTTAATCTCACTATGAACAATTTTGGCCATTTCCTTTCGTATCTCTATCCATTGTTCAGTAACGTGAGAATTACCATATGTGTTTTCCATAAATGGCATAATATTAAATACTTTTTCTAATAATGCTATTAGTTCTTCTCTACTCATTCTCTCTCCTGGTTAAAGTGAAGCGGAATCACGACTATCACGATCTTTAGACACGCCATTTTCTTGGTTATGGGTTTCTACGATTCCGCTTTTAAATAAGTTCTTCATCCATTCATGCTTTACGATCCATAGCCAAGGCTTACGATCCTGTCGAACCATAACTACATCTGCATTCCTAAATGATAAAAAATCTGCAATCTTTTTTCTGCGCTTTACCTGCACTAAAATTGTGAGGTCACCTTTGGTAGCCTTAACATCTATATCGCTCTTCTCTCCAAAGCTACGCCCATCACTACCCCATGATCGTTCGGCAATGAAGCCGAGGTCGCGGAGCAATTCAACGACCTCAACTTCACCTTGGTAGCCTTTACGTGATGATTTAGAAGGCATTAAAACGGCAGCTCTTCTTCATCTTCAGCAGAAGGTGTAGCATCAAACACTTTCTCAGGTTCATATGTCTCTTTAAAAGACTTGAACATCTTCTCTGCTTCCTTGTTTAATGGTGCTTTAGGACATGGAGTTACTGTATATGTAGTATCCATTCCATCACCATTTTTAGTGACAATCACGTCATAGTCTCTAAGGTTTCCCCATTCACTATTGCGATCTAACTCTGTAAGTTGCTTCTGGACAGTACTCTGTGTAATGTCGAGAACCTTGACTGAATCAGCACTATAAACTGGAAGTTGCCAAAAGTGCTTTGGCTTTTCTCCTGCTGGTGCATCACCTGCTTTTTTGATCCTAACTGGCGTTTTATCATCTTGCCAATATTGATAACCTAATGTTGGTCTATCCAATATTCGGAATCTGTTTTCGCCTTTGACAAATTTCATAAAGCTACTTTCACCTGCGCTTGGCACGCTATAAGTCGCTTCTAAGAGTCCACTCATCTTTACTCCTTTATTGTATTATAGTTATAACCTTTGCGATCAATGAGAGCAATAACAGATTTATACGTTTCTTCATCTATCGTTGCCTTTACACCAATATCTGACTTCCAGACTTTTCGCGCTCCAGGTATGTATGTTTTGGATTTACCCAAAATTTTACGCACTTTCTGTGCAAATTGTACTCTTTCTTCTTTATCTTCTATATGAATAGTTAGGAACATGGACAGCACCTAATGGCGAAAAGAGAGAGAGAGAGTAGGTGTGGAAACGCCACTTCAAACAGCACTGTCCAAATAAGAAATAAATTTAATAAGGCCATGTGATAAAATCCATCTTTAGACCTAAAACACGAGCGATACGAACCTTATGCTCGTGGCGAAACTTACGTTTACCTCGCATCATTAGTGAAAGCATAGATTTATCTAGAGCGATTTCGCGCGCTAATTGGTTCTGACTAAAACCACACTCTCTCATATGTTGGTGTAAAGGCTTCATAAGTGTTGACAGATATTAAACCAGTTGTCAACACCATGCAAGTGTTATTTATATATTAAAATTCTTCTTCGATTCTAGTGCCTACAGTATATACGTCAGGTGCTACCTGTTGCATATCTAGGCTATTTTGTGCAAATCGAGCAAACAAATGTTCTGACTCTGCGTTAGATCCAGTAGATGTATTGTCAATACTAAATATAAATGGTCTACTCGGACCATCTACCATATTCCACACATCAGAAACCACACTATCATTGCCATGCTGATAAGATGGATATTCACTTGGTAGTAAGTCTGAATCCTGTAAGTAACTATACGTTAAATCATATGCCTGCCTACCACCATATACATTCTGCCCATATGTTCCAAGAGCAAATGGACTTTTAGAGGTACTTGATGCAGTTCTTCCAAAACTAGTTGCAGTAGCATAACGCTGTCCACCTGCGGACTCAGCTACATTGACCTTATCATAAATAATAGATCTAGTTAGGTTGAGGTCAGGTGAAAAAGGCATATCAAAGTATTCACCAATCATAATACTGCCTACAATAAAATCTGTGCTACCATCCCATGAAGTATCGCCTTCAAATTGTATCGCCCAATAACGCAAGTCCTGCTCATCAAACGTAAGTACAGTTGTGCCATCTGATGCAGGTGTCACTGTAACTGTTTTATTAGAATCAGAAGCAGCTATTGTATCTGCGTTGACAATTTCTGTAGCATTAACACTACTCCAATTTATATCAGCAGTATCTGCATTTGCACCATCTAAAGCGGTAATATCACTTGCTATATCACCTGCAAATATCTTAAAACGTCCACCTGCGCTATTTAAATTATGATTTAAAATCGCAATATAATTCTGTTTATAACTAGCAGTTGTAAAACTAAAATTGGTTAATACATGTTTAGAAGTATTTGCAGACGTATCAAATGTCACTTGATTTAGTGGTCTAAGATCAAATAACTCACCTGCGCTACCTGCTTGAACTGCAATCGTATTAGCAATATCTGACTTTACGATACCAATCTCAGAGCCTCTTGCCCTATGATAACTAATTAAGTCTGGATAAAATCTTGGTGTTTTTATAGTTTGGTTAGCCACTAGCCTACCTCTCTTGCTGTTATGCTTACCTTACCTGGTGAGCGTTTTGTTTCTACAATCATAAAATATGTACTGGTACTAAAGTTAGTGCCAAACATCTCTACTGGCATATCTGTGAATGTGACTATATCACCAGTTTCGAGTTGGCATCCTTTCGCTGGATTGACTACATCGCATTGCACTAAGACTTTTATATCACCAATAATGTTGTTATAATAAGAATACCAATCTGCATTGCAATCTGATGCTGCGGATGTTGGAATGCTTCCAGTATACATGTCTAAATTAACTTGCTGTTTGCCTTGTTTTGCACCAAGGTTATATTTTGCTCTAGTAGAAGAATTAGTTAATATATTATTATTTGTGTATTTATTTGACTCGGCTGGATGTAGCTCACTATTAATATCCATTTGTGTAATAACTTCACTTAATCCTGTTGTATTCACACTAATATTCATTAAATCATTTTTTGTTAAGTGTATCATAGAAGAATCACTCGCATCTCGCAATGTATTATATTCAGAAGTCTGAATCACATGAACATACTTTAATACTCCATTTACATCTACTTTATAACAAAAACCAAATTCATATGCTAATTTATCTAATTTTTCTTTAAGACTTACTGGTTCAAGTTGCCAATATCTAATTTTCCAATTTGCTCTATCCGTGTTTAAGCCTGAATAATTAATAGGAGTTGTTGTTGGTATACCAGCAAATCGCACTAATAAATCTCGATGTGCATCTAAACCATGTGTGATTGCATTATTGCTACCAGTAAAAGACTCGGTCAAGCCATCACCACCGCTGTAAAAAAAATCTATATTATCTAATGCCTTAAAATCTTCTAAATCGTCTGCTGCATTACCAGAAAATGGCCTACTCGACAATTCAAGTTTAATATTTTTTATTGTTAATGTTCCATATCCATTTCCTGCATCAAAATCTGCAAATGTAATCATAAATGGGTAACGCATAGCTATAGAACCATCACTATAAGTAATGGTTTTATCCACAAAACTTGTACTTTCTATACTTGTATTGACAGCCACTTCAACATCACTAGCATCTACAGCAAGCTTTGCAGAATCAAATACACTTGTAAAGATATTAATTACATCTTCAAATTGATATTTAACACTAAACTTTAATTTATTAATAAATTGTTTTTCAAATATTTGTGTACCTGGCGTACCAGCAATTGTACCTAAACCTCCAGTTGTACCAGGATCGGCTAATGTGACTGTTGCAGAAGTATCATCGTTATTATCAAAAGCAAATGCAGCATTTGTAAATTTAGTGCTAGTTGGAGCAAATGGCTCTGTTTCTAACGCATGAACAATACCATGAAAATGGTGTGTAGAAGGAGTAATTAAAATGTTGGCATCTTCTCTCGCTTCTGTTTGCTCTGAAATATCGTAAGACGATGAACCTTTCCCAGCAGGTAAAAAACGATCATTACCTAACCATAAATTAATATGTGATTTTGATCCAGATCCATAGGAGCGCGGCATTAAAGTTACAATATTATTTTGATTTACAGTTAATACTGGTACTGGATATAATTTTATACCACAATCCGCTGGAGTTCCTGCATTGCTTTCATTTGGTGTGAAATCACCATAGACTGTAGGAATATATTTTTTAGTAGTTATCTCTTGTAATTGAGGAAAACTAATTCTATCCCAAGGTCTATGCGCATTTATTTGCATAGACAATTGTTGGTTTTCATTTAGTTTTATATCAACTAACCTGCCAGTAAAGATACGTTGGCAATCACTAATAGAATCTGATCCATTAAACTGCGCATATACTCGTACTGCTTTATTAAAATAGTTATTTGTTCCATTAAATATTTTTTTGTATAAATCAATACCATCAAATACTACATTAGCCACATTTAAAGAAATATTACTTGTAGTTGATTTACCATTAGTTATATCAATAGAATCGCGAACATTGACATTATTATTTAACACTGCGCCAGGATAAAAATTATTATCTACTGTGACATCACTAGTCGCAATGCCAAATGAGTGTATGTACTCATCAAAGCCGTCAATCGACCACTGCGCATCTGTAATTGTGCCACTATTTGAATTACTACTACTATCAGCAACTGTTGATCCTGTACCTTCATCCAGTTTCCAGTATCCAACTAAGTTTGATGCAGTGCTATCAATGGTTCTGTTATAATAGTGTGCAATTTCTGCTGCGCTTCGTGCATCACTCCACACTCTTACATGTGCTAATTCGCCATCAAATCCATTACTATTAGCAAAGTTATTTCCAATGCTCATATTTGCACTACTACTTGTGCCACCACTTGGATCATTACTTGCAGTTTCTGTTTCTACTAGCACACCATTTTTATAAAATAACGCAGTACCACTTGCATCATCTCTAACTACTGCAACATGAATCCATGTGTTCGTAGTTAAATCAAAATCAGAAGTAGTATTGGATTCATTTGAGCCACTTCCATATTCATAAAATAATTGTAGCTCTGCGCTACCTGGCATATTTACGTTAAAAGAAACGTTATCTTCTGCATCTTCTCCAGAACCAGCAGATAATTGGATGATGACACCACTATTTACGGCATCGGCTTTCATCCAAAATTCTATTGTAAACTCAGTATAACTTTGCAAAATGTTACCAAAGTCTATTCGGTCACCAGTACCATCAAACTCTAAACAATTGTTATTATCTGCACTAAATTGAAATAGCCAATTTTCATTGACGTTAGATTCTGATGGCGCATTACTCAATGCCATACTATGCTAATCCTTGATTGCTAACTTTTTGTATTTCTGGAATTAAATTATCTCGAACAAACTCATCGTTACCAATCATGTTCCCTGAGATATTGATAGTAACTCCACCTGCGTTGCCAGTTCTATTCATATTGGCTAAGTTCTGTACTCCAATATTCTGCACTGCGGATCTCTTCATTATAAACTCACCTGCCTGTGCTAAAATAGGTACGTTGTCTTCACCTTGTACTTGGCCACCTTGCGCAAAGCGTTGGATTCCGTTTTGCTTTATTAATCCGCCTGTGTGTGCAATTGGAATATTTGATAATGCGGATAAAACAGCACCAGCTCCTGCCGCTGGACCACCCATAACCATTAAAAGACCTCCAAGTGTACCAGCCATCATTTGAAATTTTTGAATATTATTATCTGCTTCGCTAGCATTGTTTTTTAATGCACCACTTAATACATTAATTGCTCCAGCAAATTTTTGTGCTTTATTAGACGTATCGCTAGTTTCTTCTCCAACATTATTCAATTTACTATTCAATAACTCTAATACTGCATCCACATCACCAATTGCAGCAAATAGCTCTCGATTAGAATTTACCATATCTATTTGCGTTTGTAAAATTGATTTCATACCTTCATCGGTTTGAGCAAGTAAACTAGTGAATTGTTTTTCGAGGTCCAATGTGTTTTGAGTTGCTTGCGCCTCAGCTTCTAGCGCATCAGTTTTTGCTTGCAGTGCTTCTGTTATTTTTTCTATTTCTATAATTAAGTTTTTTTCTTCTTCAGTTAATAGATGCTCTGATGTAATAACTCTCTGAGTTAATAAGTCTTTTCCATCTAATGCAGCAATTTGACTTTGTAATGCATTTTTTTCAGACTGTAAAGATTTAATATTAGATTTTACAGCGTCATCAAAAGCGTTTTCATCTTCTACTTCTTTTAAAATTGCTTTGTAATTTTTTATAGCAATGAGAGAATCGCTCATACTTAATGTAAAATCACCATTAGTTTTTGCTAAGGCTAATTGTTTATCTGTCGCACCTTGTAAAGCCATAATTTGCAATTTTAACGCCATCTCTTGATTTTTGAGTGATTCTTCAACTTTACTTAAATCGGTTTTTAATGTCTTGGATGAACTACTAGATGTAGAAAATGCCTTTTCTACTTTTTTTACTGCTTTTGCAACGTCATCAGCAGCATCCGCACTATTATCCATGCTTTCTGATAAATCATCAAATAACGCTAGTTGTTTTACAACAAAATCAATAGATAAAATAGCAACTAAAAAACCAATAGCTTTTGCAAACTTTCCAGTTGCTAGTGCGGTTAACTGCATTGTAGCCTGCATTCTAAATAAAGCTGATCCAACAACATCTAATGATTTTGCAAATTGAATTAATTTCATTCCACCAATAATAACACTAAATGTCGCTAGAGTTAATGTAACTTCTTTTAATCTAGCAACATCTAATGCACGAAAAAAATCTTCTACACCATTCACTAAATCTTTTAAATCATCTGCAACTAAATCACCAACAGTTGCAGCAAATTCATTGATTGCATCTTGCATATTAGAAACAGATCCACTAAATGTTTTTGATAACCGATCAGCACTACCACTAATACGCCCATCTGGATCAGCCATTGCATTAATTAATGCTTTTCTAAATTCAGGTAATGTAATCTTGGATAAGTCTTTAATTCCTTGTGAATCACGTACAATTTGAAGAAATCCACGCTCTTTTAGTACGTCAGCCGCGCCTGCTCCACCTGCATAAGCTCTACCTAAAGCACTTGCCGCTTCCGTTGCAGTGGTTTGCATAAATGCAGCTAAATCAACTAGTGACTCTAGCGTTTCATTTGCATTAGCACCAAAAGATTCTAATGTAACACCTGCATTTACAACATCTGCTAATTGAAATGGAGTTTTAGATGCTATTTCTCTAAAATTATCAAATGATTTAGCTGCTTCTTCTGCGCTGCCAGTTAATCCTTCTAAACGTACACGAGCATTTTCAAACTGACTGGATGCATTGACAAATTTACCAATGGCGGCTGCCGCCCCACCAAGAGCAAATGTATACACTAAAATTTTATTTCTTAAACTACCAAGATTGCCAATCAGACCGCTTGTCTGACCTCGCATGTTTTCTGCTGCTTTATTATAACCTTTGGTATTCTTCTCTAGATCTCTTACACTTCTTGTCGCGCGTGCAAAACCTTTCGTGCGGACTTCAATAATAAACTTTTTTTCAGCCATTTTTCTTCTTCATGTCTTCATTTTGTAATGCATTAAATTCTTCATCTATAGCTGAAAAGATGACTAAGCGATGATAATCTGCGTTATCTATCGTTGTAGACAGTGGTAGATTGAATCTTTTCATAGCCATGTACTCCTCAAGCGCAAATATAGTCTCAGGCGTTAGAAAGTACGTAGAGTCAGCACAGAATACCAATGAGTAATATAACGCAGCACCAAGCGTAAATTTCCCATCACTATCTTGTTCTACGATACGACCAATCTCTTCCCATAGTTCATCCTCTGTATACGTGATGTTTTTTTTGAGCGTAGGAGACTGCGCAGTGTATGGAAAAACTAAGTTGCGTGTGGGTTGGTTCTTATAACTCATCCACACGGCAACTCGGTGCATGATTACTTTTTTTTGTTTGGTTCTTTGTACGCGTTATAAATAGCCATTAAGACACTATCGATTGCATTATCATCTAGTTTACCTAATTGCTTTTCTGGATCGGTAAATGAATGATTTAATATCCAATCTAGTACAGTAAAGAATTTGGATGTGTCTATCTCGCCTTTTTTTGTAATAGCACCTACTTCAAGTTTATGCAGTTCTCTGCGTGACTTGAAACTAATGTCAGGTACATCAAATGTACCATGGTCTGTTTTTACTTTCATGTTTCATCCTACGATGAAAACGGCGTGTGTTAATTTGCGATCGTGATTGAAATTATTGTATTGGTTTCTTGATCAGCACCTTTAGCAGCAAACGCTCTAAATGGAATCGTTTGCAATAAAAAGTCACTAACTTCTGGTTTAGAATTATCTATCATTATATCTGGACAAGAGATATTTAGATTAGCTGAAGTGCTATCTATAAGAGACAGTGCAATACCTGCGCTATCTCCTTTAATATGATCAGCAATATCATTTATAGAATCATCTCTTTTAGCAGTAATTGATCCAGTTACTTCATATGGTCCTGTTTGCACATATCCATTTGGATCAAAACTTGCACTTCCTGGCTGAAAGTGAACTCTAGCCAATGGTCTTGTAATACTGATTTCAAAATTATTTAATGTAAGCGCAACACTATCAATTGTAGATGTTCCTAAATCAAAAATATTACGTGGACTTCCTACGTCTATTGTAGGTGATGTAGGATTCAAATTTTCTTCTGATGGTTGATACGCTGTAACAAATGTAGTTTCTACTACCATTTCACCACCATTAGTTCCTACATCTTGACGTAAAACCATAGAAGTAGCAAAACATCCTTTCATTACTACATCATTATTCGTGGACTTATCAGAGCCAGCATTTGCAAACACGATAGTAAACTGGCTTGCGTTTGCAATTCCATGAGTCATATCTCCTGTATTATCGCTCGGATCTAATATTGCTGCGCTTGAAGGAGTCCCAAATAAAGAAAGGCAACTTTGTAATACTGCTGTTGTTGTACCTCTCATAGTAAGAGTTACTTCATACATTTGCGTGTCTGGCCTATGATGTCCTTGTGATTCTACCTGTCCATAAATACCACTGCGTGATGGTGCAACATCAATTGGTGCGCTTGCATGTTCAATGTTGTAATCAATTACCTGCAATTTATGCCAAGTATCACCAGCTACGTGTGCAGCTCCAACTGTTTTTGCAGAACTTGCTGCTGTGCCAAGAATTACTTGAACATCACTTCTTGATTGAAAATTTGTTGCCATTACTTACCTTCCTTTAATTGCTTTTTTGGTTCTGCGCTTTGTAAATGCTTTATTAATGATTTAGGCGGTTCAGTAATTTCGATACTGCGACCATCCGTAAGTTTTCTATGCTTTGCTGGATCAGAGAATGCTATAAAATTCTCATCATCTTTTAAGTCAAAATATGATTTCTTTGCTTTGTACATCATCCTATTATCTCCATTGCTGATACTACAGCAGTCATATTAGCGCGTAATAAGTCTGTATTATCATCATCACGCTCATATATAGTATTGTCGATGACAGCATTGTAAAATTGCCTTGTACCTGACACACTATAGTTTCTGTTATTGTAAATAAGTCTTTTCATACGCTCCGCTACTAACGATACCTGCCTAAAGCTCTCCTTTGTGTAATTACCTGCAAAATCCACTTGGTAACTGATAAGGATTGTATAATCTCGTACCATTCCTGTATTAATTTGCTCGTTAAGATCATCTGACACAGGCTGTAATAAAAAACTTTGATTAGATTGATGTTCATCATAAAAAATCTGAATCCCAAATTCATCAGCAATAATACTATGTAAATTATCAATGACTCGTTCATAGATGACATTGTTAAATGATATTGCCATTATCTATAGATCTGTCCACTGCGCACAGTTCCTATTTGAATTTCATCAGATTGGAAGGTCACACTCCACTCATCAGACGCAGTATATACACCAGCTTGGAAGCGTATTGATGCGCCATATGCTAGTGGCTGATAATCACCATTCATTACTTCTGCATCTACAGATTTATGTCTTTTTAGTCCTGTATCATCTTTTGTAAATACATCGTACTTCACTGTACTTGCAGTACCAGGTGTGAATGTACCTGCGGTACTAATCACTACTCGCACTTCATCATAATCTGTACTAGGCGGACCATACATCTTTACATCTTCAATGTAGCCAGTGCTACTACCATTCACACTAATCTCACGAATAACGCCAGATTCTGAACGAAAACTAGTTTCATTCCACATCACGTAATCACGTGACTTTAATTTTGTGAGCATACCTTCATCACCTAATACCTGCTCTTGAAGTTCTGCTGCTTTCTCTGGATCTTGGCTACGCACTAAATCTGCGCAGGCTAATAACGCATTGCATCGTATTATAATAAAGTCATATGGTCTATCTGATGCACCTTGATAATTGCTGTTACCACGCTTATAGATAGGTCTATTTAAATAACTGCGCATATGATCGGCTTGTTCTTTCACTACGCGAGTTTTTAAGTCTTCCCAATCTTGTCCTGCTTCACATACACTAGAATTAAATGCACTAACAGAGCTAGATGCTAAAAATACGTCAACATAATCTGAGGATTCGTTATATTTAAATTCGTTATCTGCATTAGGAGTATCAGATACTTTCGTTAACTCTAAACCATCCTTGTATAAATTTTCTATATATCCAGTATTATGTAATCTATAAAGATTCGTAGATGGATTTGTCCAACTCGAAATTAGTACACGCTTACGATCATAGCGATCTATATCACTAAGAATAGCCTGTAAATCAGTTGTTATATTGCAGAATGCTGTTAAGTAACTCATGCTTTTGCGATCTCATTAGTTATACTACTAGTAGGTAAAATGGTTACATCGGGAATATCTGCGCATATAATTAGCGCAATCATCGTTCCTAAAATCATATCAATATCTGTACGCGGATCGTCTAAATCTTTCGCCAATTCTTTTAGCTCGTGCATTACAGTAATTAACTTGTCTATTCTTGCAGCATCATCCATATTTTTGTACTATCTCGCAAAACTTCTCTGGTGTACCAGCACCTTTTGCAGTGTTGTAGTACACTTTCCATTGCGTTGCTTGATCCTCTAATGTTCTTGGTAGTTTTTTTGGTATTCTACGTAGGTGTAATCTACAAAAAACTATTTGAGCTGCAAGATTAGTAGTTAAGATATATTCCCAATCCTTTTCTACTGGCGCAGTAAAGTGTGACCAATCTAAATAGCATGCTTTTGCAACTTTCTTCATTAGCTCTTCTCGATACTGAAGATAGTTATTTATTATATCTACCGCTACCCAAGGTTCACATTGATAGACACCACGCGCTGGACCTTTGATTTGCTCTAGATAAATATACTTTGACTCCACTAAGCCAATATTATAAACAAACTCTGCTGCTTCAGGAGAATATAAATCTATCTTCTGTAAAACACGCTTAATGAGTCCTTTTATTTGGTCTGGATTGATCATTTGCGCTTCATGCCTTTCTTCATCTTCTTCTTTTTAACTTTGACTTTCTTTGACTTCTTTTTCTTTCCATAATGGTACGGCATTATCTTGCTCTCCTTACTTTCTTGGCAGTTCTTTTAGAATAACTAGCGTTCTGTTTACCTTGCTTACTAGCAGCTCTTTTCAGCCTATTCTCATATGCCTTTTGTGATTTCGTTAAATTCTTACGTACACTAGCAGGTAAGTATCTGCCTCGCTTTTTGCGTGGTTTCTTTTCATCACCTTTCGTGACGTAACCCCAATTTTGCTTACTCCACTTTTTTAAACTCTTTTGTGACTTCTTTAATGCCATTATTTATATCCACCGCCTGCTTTCTTATATGCTCTCGCTAACATCTGAGCTTTCCTTGCACTCCATTGACCTGCTCTACCACCTTTATTACCTGCTTTAATGCGATAAAAGATCCGTTTACGTAACGATGGTTTGGTGTAATTGCCTGCTTTATTTACAGATGATTTCTTTTTCATTTACCTACCTTTCTCATTGCACTAGAATGAGATTGACCAAATGTTTTACCTCTACGCATTGCAGATACCATAGATCGTAAATGTTTTGCAGTGTGATGTCTTGCGTGTCTACGCATTGAAGATACTTGTCGTTTACTTAATCCTGTAACACTAACACCTTTGACTTTCATTACCACTTCACCTTATTTGACCAGAATTTTGCTGAAAACTTATTAGTTGTTCTACCATGCCTTGCATAGTATGCGCGTCTTCTGGCCTGTTGAGATTTACTCTTTGGGTTCTTACCTGCGCCACGCACACCTTGCTGTCCAAATCTCACTACTTTATATCTACCACCACTAGATGCCATCACTACATGTGATTTTGTTTTGTGACTTGGTGTACGTTTTGGTTTATTTACTCCACGTAGACCTAGCCTACGCATCGTTGATTGTACTCGTGCAGGTACTGCCATTACTTACCTTTAATTAAACCGATAGTAATAGACTGGATCACTTCTACTAACTCTTTAAACATCTTGCCTTCTTTCTCTTCTTTTACAAAAGGTATGTTAATCTTATCGTTTAGTAGTTGTGCCAGTTTATCTGCAAAATCATTTGATCCAATATGATCCACTGCTTGGTCTTGCATTTTATCTGCTTGTTCTTCGGCTAGCTTTACTAGCATTGATTTTATATCCATTAGACGAACCTCATTATTATGTTTATCATTATAGGAAAAGTAACAAGAGCTACCGCTCCCCATGTTTGAAATCGAGCAATATCAGTATCATGGTTACTGACCTTTCCATTAAGTCTTTCTAAATGCTTCTCTATCCTATGTAAACTAGAGTAGATGTTTTTAAGTCTTTCATCGTGCCTTGTTAATATTCTTGTAAAATCTTGAGCGTCCATTAATGTCTCCCGTTACCATTCATTCTACTCATTATACCATCCATTCTTGAGAGTTGTTTTTCTAAATCGCTAATAGCTTCCATCATCTGTTCATACCTTCTATCTCTTACAGCATCTGATTCATTCCATCTATTAATTAGCTTTATAATCATTCCTTCCATGTTATTGATACTTTCGGATTGACCTTTATTTTCTACTTCTAAATTTTTTAAAGATTCTTGTTGAGCCTCTGATTTCTTTGACTAAGACATCACTAGATATACAAGCAACGCACCGCATATACCTATCATTCCTGCTTCGCCATATATTGCCATCATATCCATTTATTTCTTTCTCTTTTTCCAACTCATTGGATTTAAATTGATTTTTAATTCTTTCTCATAGAAAGATATTTTCTCTTCTAGTTCTTGTCGTTTCGATTCTTCTTCCATTGTATGCTTTGCCAGTAAATCTTTAATTGTTGTATCCGCACTAATAAGTTCAGTTTCAAGCCTAGCAATCCTATTTTCCATACGCACACCATAGTAGCTAATACCAGCAACAAAACATAATATTTGAAATAGCCACTTAATATTAAGATGTATACTAAAATTGTCATCGATAACATCAGCGCGATAGCTTCTAGCAGTCTTTTCACTCATCTCTTCCTTATTGATTCCCATCTGTTGTGAGTAAAACACCACATGTCTTGATTAAAACTAACATGATCCGCATAAAAATGTAGCGTAGAATCTTGATCCATTACCTCGATAAACGTATACATAGAATCACTAGGATTCGGTTCATATCCGCCTATAGACCAACCATTAGAACAACTACTCACTATAAACATACTTGACACTAATACTATAACTCGTACTAACAACTTCAAAATCTCCGCTTTTTAATTTTTTAATTACTTTATTCATAATACCATCCACCATGCTATTGCAGTTTCTACCACTATATCAGACATTGTATTGTATGCCCATGCACGCTTTGTCTTATAAGGCTGGTAGTTCTCGATTATCCATTCAAATATTTCCCAGGCGATACCAAGTATCAAAACACCTAAAACGCACCATAAATCGCTAAATCCACACCATTGGAAGATCTTGCAAAAGAATGCGCCTGCTGCGAGGTGATAACTAGTCCAACCATCAAGTTGCCCAGTCTTGTATTGCCATGCTACTAACTTTGCTAAAGGATTGTTCATCTATCCACCACCTGGTTGTTAATAATTTTATGAGTAATATAGTCGATGCGCCCATGCCCATTAGAATGTTTATCTGCGCATGCAGCAACATATGCATTCTCAATCGTTTTAAATGAGTCGCTTTTGCGAGTTATCTCACCATCAACCATTAAGAAATAATCTTTTGAGTTTGGATATTGTATTGTCACATAAGAACCATCAACCATCTTGATAACTTTCACCATATTAGGTTTAGTATTCTTGTGCAAAACTACATCATGGTCTTGAGCGCATCTCCTGACAATCATTACTCTACTTCAGCCTCTACGACTTCATCGTTAAGTGATTGCCTAAGCATATTGATAAACGCTTCCTTACCTACAGATAACTGATCAGCCATAAACTGATTGCTGTTCTGTTTGTTCTGAATGTCGTTAATATGATTTACCATCATCTTTTGCTCATCAGTCATATCCTCAATGATATACTCTTTATCATCTAAGTTCAAGACTGGCTTCTTTTCTTTTTTTGCCATTATTGACTCCTTGTTTGTTAATTATTATCCACAA